AAAGCCATACCCCACAGGCGTAAAAGCCAATGATGAGCGCCCATCGAAGCCATACCCCACAGGCGTAAAAGGCAAAGCTACTGATCCGTATGCTCGCCCATCTCTGAATCTTGGTGTTAATGACCGTGCCGCAGCACAACGGGCCTTCCGTGAGCGCCTAGCTGTTGAAGGTAAAGAAAGAATGGCTGCGGAAGAGAAAGCTAAAGCCGCTAGACGCAAAGGCATTGCTGATACCGAGTACGACGCCATGGGCAACCCGATCATGAGACGGGGCGGCGCAGTCAAGAAGTACGCATCCGGCGGCTCAGTTGGCTCGGCGTCCAAGCGTGCTGACGGTATCGCACAGCGCGGCAAGACCAAGGGGAGAATCTGCTAATGGCTAAGAAAGAAAAACTCTACTACGACGACGCAGGCAGCACCTTTAAAGAGGCATTTGCTGAGGCGCGTGCTGGGGGTAAGAAGACCTTTGAATGGAATGGTGAGAAGTACAACACCAAATTAAAGTCGGAAGATAAAGGCCCAGACCAGTCCGCAGCAGAAACCAAACGGCTAACTCAACAGGCAGACGCAACTAAAGAAGAGCCTAGGAAGCCTACTAATCGCGGTGCCGCAGCCGCGCTTGCCGGTGCCGGTATTGGTATGGGTACAGCTGCGTTGCTAAGTGGTATGCGTCGTGCAGAAGAAACCCGCAAAGAGCGTGAAGTTGGTAAAGCTTCGGGTAAAGACGTGACTCGTTCTCCTATACGCAATATCGCCCCTGAAGAAGCGGCGACTGAGAACATGAAACGTGGGGGTAAGGTCAAGAAGTACGCGTCCGGCGGCACACCTACTAGCAAGCCAGAGCCAAAGAAAGACACGATGCCTGAATGGGCAAAGAATGAGCGTGAGAACCGGAGACGGGACGAGCTTAATAAACGCGAAGCCGAAGGCGCAGCAAAAGAAGTTAAACGCAACATGAGTACGTTTGGGTTTAAGAATGGTGGGTCAGCTTCATCCCGCGCTGACGGTATCGCTCAACGTGGTAAGACCCGTGGGAAGATTTGCTGATGCCTGCGGTTAGCAACAAGCAAGAGAAGTTCATGCGGGCTGTGGCTGAGAATCCTAAGTTCGCCAAGAAGGTAGGAGTGCCTCAATCCGTGGGGCGTGAGTTCACTAAATCAGGAGGCGGTATGGCATCGAAAATGAATCCCGGCATGATGGCAATGATGAAGAAAAAAGCCCCAGCAAAGAAGATGGCAGGTGGCGGTGTAGCTGCATCGAAGATGGGCGCTGTGAAGACTGCTGCTCCTAGCCGTGATGGCGTTGCTGTTAAAGGCAAAACCAAAGGTAAGCAGATCACCATGGCTGGTGCCAAGCGTATGAACTACGGCGGCAAGGCTTGCTGACATGATGGCCTCACGCGGCATGGGTAACATTAACCCTTCCAAGATGCCCGGCGCTAAGAAGAAAAAGCGTCGGGATAACACCGACTTCACGCAGTACAAAGAAGGTGGGGAGGTTAAGTCGAAGGTCAACGAGGCCGGGAACTACACCAAGCCGGGTATGCGCAAGTCGATGTTTGAAAGCATCAAGGCGCAAGCGGTACAGGGCACGGCGGCAGGTCAGTGGTCAGCGAGGAAGGCTCAGCTGCTGGCAAAGAAGTACAAGGAAAAAGGTGGCGGGTATCGTGGGTAAGCGTACGCCAGCGGATAAGGCGGAGCAAACTCGTTCAGAGAAAGCTTTTGCTGAAACCGAGTCTAAGCTCGATAAAGAGTTTTTGATTCGTGACCTTACCCGACAAATGGAAGAAGGCCGACAACGAACTGCTGCGACTGCGGCAGAACGTAAAGCCAAGCTTGCAGCGGAAGAGGAACGTAAGGCTCGTAAAGCCGACCCGTTGTACGACGAGCGTAAGACGGCCCGAGACCAAGCGGAAAAGGGCGCAGTCACAAAGATGGTTGGCGGCGTTAAGGTAACGGAGTACCCTGCGGTTGACGAAGTTGAGCGACGCCCTACGGCGCAGGCTCGTGGGGGTAGGGGTGAAAGCGGTGCTGGTAGTCTGCTCCGCGAGATGAACCCACAGAAGGTGTACAAAAAAGGCGGCGCTGTGAAGTCAGCGTCGTCTCGTGCAGACGGCATAGCCCAGCGCGGTAAAACCCGTGGAAGGATGGTGTGAGATGGCTAGTAAGTTTCCTGACCTAACCGGTGACGGCAAAGTGACGCAAGCCGACGTGCTGAAAGGCCGTGGCGTTGAGGGTATGAAGAAAGGCGGGTCTACAAAAAAGTGGATACAGTCAGCCATCAAGAAACCCGGCGCGTTGCGTGCTCAGCTTGGCGCAAAAGAAGGCAAGCCAATCCCAGCGAAAAAGCTCGCAGCGGCAGCAAAGAAACCCGGCAAGCTAGGCCAGAGAGCAAGACTGGCCCAGACGCTAAAGAAGATGAAGTGAGATGAAAGCCCCACAACAGAGCCTGAAGGCTTGGACGGAGCAAAAATGGCGCACAAAGAGTGGCAAGCCATCGTCGAAGACTGGCGAAAGGTACCTGCCAGAAGGCGCTATCAAAGCTCTAAGCCCAGCCGAGTACGCAGCGACGACGAAGGCGAAGAGGGCGGGGAAGAAGAGTGGCAAGCAGTTCGTCGCGCAACCAAAACGCATAGCCCAGAAGACCGCGAGGTTTAGATAATGGCTTTTACAACCAACACAACGGCGTTCAATCCTGACCTCAACGAGATATTCGAAGAGGCGTTTGAGCGTTGTGGGTTAGAGCTACGTACCGGCTACGACTTCCGTACTGCACGTCGGTCGCTGAACTTCCTAATCGGTGAGTGGGCGAACCGTGGCATTAACCTATGGACTGTCGAGCAAGGCTCGATCAACTTGGCGCAAGGGGTAACTACGTATGATCTACCTGTGGATACCGTTGATCTTATTGAACATGTTATTCGCACTAGTTCCGGACAGGGTCCTAACCAGACGGATTTGAACATCACCCGTATCTCGGTCTCGACCTACTCGACCATCCCAAACAAGCTGGCGCAAGGTCGTCCGATTCAGGTCTGGATTAACCGTCAGTCGGGGCAGCAGGTCGGGTCTAACTCGGCTACACCGAAATATCCGCAGATTAATGTGTGGCCTGCGCCGGATCAGGGTACGACCTTGAACCCGTACTACGTGTTTTATTACTGGCGCTTGAAGCGTATTTTTGACGCCGGTACCGGTACGAACGTGATCGACATCCCGTTCCGCTTCCAGAACTGCTTGGTGGCAGGGCTGGCGTATATGATTGCGATTAAGAAGGAAGGCGTGTCGCTAGACAGATTGAATATTCTCAAGATGCAGTACGACGAGGCTTGGGAGTTGGCAGCAAGCGAAGACCGCGAGAAGGCTGCGGATCGTCTGGTGCCGCGTGAAATGTTTATTGGTTAATCATGGGCAATAGGTTTTCCAGCGGTAAAAACTCGATTGCGGAATGTGACCGCTGCGGGTTTAGGTACAAGTTGAAATACCTGAAGAAGTTGGTCATCAAGACCAAACAGGTTACGATCAAAGTGTGCCCGACGTGCTGGGAACCAGATCAGCCGCAGTTGCAGTTAGGTATGTATCCGGTGCAGGACCCACAAGCAGTACGGGAGCCGCGTCGAGATAACAGCTATTTGCAGGCAGGTTACACCGGGTTGCAGTTGACGTTGGATACCGACTTTGGTGATCCGTCAGGCGGTAGCCGGATATTCCAGTGGGGCTGGGCACCAGTAGGCGGGGCAAGTGGTAGTGATGCAGGGCTGACGCCAAATGCTTTAACGTCACCCGCTCAGATCGGCAGTGTAACAATCTCGTAGGAGTGATTATGGACAGCATGAAGAAAGTAGCCAAGGCGGAAGTCAAGGCACATGAAAAGCGGATGCACAAGAAGGGCATGGCTAAAGGCGGCGTGACCGGCGAAGCTATGCGTAAGTACGGGCGCAATATGGCACGTGTGATGAACCAGCGTTCTACCGGTCGAGGTGGCTAATGGAAAAGATCAAACCAGCACCGCAGAAAGCGGAGCTTAAATCCTATTCTGGCACTGAGTACACCAACGAGATGAACATTGGTGGTGGCGTCGTTACTAAAGGCAATTACAAAGCGCCTAAGACGACCGGCATCAAGATTCGCGGCACCGGTGCTGCGACTAAAGGCGTGATGGCACGAGGCCCGATGGGTTAATTATGACGTACAACGAGCTTTTCATTGCGGTCAAGAACTACCTGCAAAACGACTTTCCAACGAATACTTGGACGGACGTAGCAGGGACTGGCGTTACCACGTCTGATGGTACGAACCAGATTAATTTCTTTATCACGCAGGCGGAAGAGCGCGTTTACAACTCGGTGCAGATTCCTGCACTTCGCAAGAACGTCACGGGGTTAACTACAGATGGCAACAAGTATTTGTCTTGCCCGTCAGACTTCCTGTCGGTCTTTTCGATGGCGGTAGTCGATGGTGATGGCAACTACGAGTACCTGCTGAACAAGGATGTGAACTTCATCCGCGCGGCGTACCCAAACCCAAACACTGAGGGCTTGCCCAAGTATTACGCACTGTTTGGCCCAACCGTAGTTACCAGCACAATTACTGATGAACTGAGTTTCATCCTTGGCCCAACACCGGATGCTAACTATACGGTCGAATTGCATTATTACTACTACCCTGAGTCAATCACGGTTGCAGCTGATGGACGTACATGGCTGGGCGACAACTATTCGCCCGTTTTGCTATATGGCACCTTGGTTGAGGCGTACACCTTCCTGAAGGGTGAGGCCGACATGATCGGTCAGTACGAGAAGAAGTACCAAGAGGCTATGGGTCAACTCAACCGTCTGGGTACAGGTCTGGAGCGTGGTGATGCGTACCGCGATGGGCAGGCAAAGATTAAGGTGAATCCATAATGCCTATCCAACAGGGCCTAACGAATAGCTTCAAACAAGAGATGCTTCAAGCGGGGCAGAACTTGGCAACCGACACCCTGAAGATGGCGTTGTACACAGCGTTTTCTGATATTGGTC